CCGAAACGGGAAGGTCGAAGAGCGTAAATCTGAGCACAAGAAACATGAATGGAACCCTCCTCCTCTTATAGACCCTCGTCCCATTGTGGATATGACCGAGGTCCAAGATGAGAAAGATGAAGCCCTTCAGATCTTGCTGGAGGAGAACCAAAAGCTCACGGATAAATTAACCCTATCTGCCCTGCCCGAGGAGGATCGCTTCTTGGCTGAAATGGAAATAGAAGATTTAAGGGAGGAACTAAGGTTAACCAAGATAGAACTAGAGGCTGTTAAGATTTCTAGAGATCAGTTCCAAGCAGAAAATGCACAGCTAAAGCGACAAATTGCCGCGATGCAGAGAAGCAAAGCGACAAATTAACAATGATTCACTATCATGGGTTGCCAATCACGCCAGCTACCGTGGCGGTCAAGGCTATTGAAGCTGGTCATGCCTTTGTTTCTTTTGCCCATCCTGATCAACTATCCGTGGCAGTAGAAGTGTGTCAATCTTTTGCCATTGACAATGGTGCTTTTTCGGCTTGGAAAAGTGGCAAACCAGTTGAGGATTGGAATCATTTTTATGATTGGGCATTAAATTTAAAAAGAATCCCATCTTGTGACTTCGCTGTGATTCCCGATGTTATAGATGGCACAGAGGCTGACAATGATGCCCTGCTGCGGGACTGTCCATTACCCAATTGGTTTGGTGCGCCTGTCTGGCATATGCACGAAAGTTTAGAAAGACTTGAGCAACTTGCAAATACTTACGTTCGTGTTTGTATTGGAAGTTCGGGAGAGTATGCGTCAGTTGGCAATCAGATGTGGTGGATACGAATTAGCCAAGCCATGAGAATTATTTGTGATGATTTTGGTAGACCATCTTGCAAACTTCATGGATTGAGGATGCTTGATCCCTCTGTTTTTACGAAACTACCATTTTCATCAGCAGATAGCACCAACATCGGGAGGAATGTTGGGATTGATAACAAATGGAGATCAGGAAATTACCCGCCCCCCACAAAGGAGGCTAGAGCTCAGATTATGAGATCAAGAATAGAGTCATTTAATTCTCCACCCCTATGGAATTTTTATCAACCAATGAAACAGGAAACACTTCTATGAATACATACAAAACCAAATTTTTTGTACGCTGCCCCGTAAACAATGAAGAAATATCTTATAAATTTGAAATAAAAGTAAACAAAAAAATTTTAGTTGAGGAAATATTGGATTTTGTTAACAAATTTGATGTTGGATTCCATGAAGACATAGCAGATGAATTGTTTGAAAAGTTTGGCGGCGTTCAAAAAATTAACGCCAATCATCATGGGGTTGTAATTCATACCGAAAGAAAATGATGATCATTGCTCTATTAACATATGCATCTTCAATGATTGCGGCAAATCTTTTGGTTGCCACATTTGGTCCATCAATCAGTCCGATAAATGCATTTTTATTGATTGGACTAGACCTTACGCTTAGAGATTGGTTGCACGTCAGGATTAAAACATGGCAAATGGGCTGCTTAATCATAGGCACAAGCGCATTAACTTACTTGCTAAATCCTGCAACTGGGATGATTGCAATAGCCTCTGCTGTTTCTTTTTTTGTTGCAGCATTGGTGGATTGGTCCGTGTTTTTAAAGATCACGGGATCTTGGATCAAGCGGACAAACATCTCAAATGTTGCTGGTGCTGCTGTTGACTCTTTGCTTTTCCCAACCATTGCATTCGGTGTTTTAATGCCTGAAATTATTGCGCTTCAGTTCATTGCTAAAATTTCTGGGGGGGCAATTTGGTCTGTGCTTTTTAATAGAAAATAATTATTTTAAGTAGGGATATTTAACCAACACCCAAGCGGATGGGTTTATCCGCAGAGGAAATATGCTACAACTTAGACCTTATCAGGAAGCATCAATACAAAACTTAAGACAAGGATTCATAAACGGACACAAACGACAGGTTCTAGCGGCGGCAACAGGCTCGGGTAAATCCGTTGTCGCCCTGAGTATGCTGCAAGCGGCAAGGGAAAAAGGTTCCCGAGTCATGTTTGTTTGTGATCGTAGGGTTTTGGTTGACCAGTTCTCCAGACACTTAGAAAGAAGCCACATAGAGCATGGCGTTCTAATGTCTTCTCATTGGCGTTACAGACCCTACGAAAAGGTTCAAGTCGCCAGCATACAAACCCTAGAAAGACAGGACGAGTGGCCCAAGGTTGATCTCATTATTGTGGATGAGATTCATGCGGTCATGCGTAAGTCTTTGAAGGACTACATCAAAGCCAATCCCGAAACCAAGATTGTTGGCTTAACTGCTACACCATTTCACCCTGAATTGGGCAACTATTTCACAGACATTGTGAACGTTGTCACCATGAAAAAGCTGGTGGACGAGAACTATTTGGTTCCCTTCCGAGTCTTTTGTGCTACAGAGATTGACACCACGGGCGTTACGGTAACGGCTGGAGAGTGGCAGAAGGATGAGCTAGAACAGCGCGGTCTGGTGGTGGTTGGTGATGTGGTTGCGGACTACATTTCAATTAGCCAACGAGTTTTTGGTGGATACAAGAAGACCATTTGCTTCTCATCCGGCGTAAATCATGGTCATGCATTGGCGAAACAGTTTGCAGAGCATGGCTTGAAGTTCGTGCCCATCAGCTACAAAGACACAGAGGAATATAAGCAAGAAGTTCTAGAAGAATTTGCCAAGCCGGACACAGACATAAACGGGGTGATCAGCAGCGACATTCTGACCCGTGGCTTTGACCAAACAGACGTTGAGCACGTCATTGTAGCCAAGCCATTAAGGAAATCCTTTTCTATGCACGTTCAGATTGTCGGACGTGGAGCAAGAACCCATGACGGGAAAAAGTTCTGCGTTATTCAAGACAATTCAGGAAACTGGCTAAGGTTTCTAGAAGACTGGGAAACTCTTTATGGTAACGGTGTTGAGTCCCTCAAAGCTGATGCCGACACAAAGACTAGAAAAGAACCCACAGAAAAAGAAAAAAAAGAATCCAAGTGTCCACGGTGTTCATTCCATTGGGGGAACATGGACGTTTGCCCATCGTGCGGCTGCGTCAGGGAAAGAAAAAGCAAAGTTGTCTCTGTGCCGGGCGAGATATCGGAGATTTCATCCGGCGTTAGCATGGAAAGCAAACAAAAGTTCTGGTCTGAGTTACAGTTCCAAAAGAAGTATCGCGGCTGGTCTGACAAGCGATGTCTAGCTACTTATCGGGAGCGGTTCGGTGTATGGCCTCGGGGTCTAAACGATACAGTCGCTACCCCTTCACCCCAAACAGAAGCCTACATACATAAACGTACACAAGCGTACATCAGACAAATGAAGAGGAGATAAATGGACTTCATCCAAGCGTGTCAGATTCACGGGATACTGATTGACCACTTACCCCCCTTCGGGATATGGAAAAGATACCCGACAGAGACACATCCAAGAAAGAGGAACGGCGCGGTCAAGTGGATGGGAGATCATGGGTTCATTCAGGACCACGCCCGAGATACAGAGGTCATCGTGTGGAAAGGGCAGGAACTACCTCGTCATGACCTTGGTCAGATGATCATCAAAGCCCAGCAGGATACTTTGAGAAGGCAGAAGTTAGCCTCTCAGAAAGCGGCTTATATTCTCAACAATTCAGAAAATGAAACCCATGAGTACATAAACAGGAAGGGGTTTTGTAACCTAAAGGTTCCAGTCTTTGAGGGCAAAGCCGTTATCCCGATGAGGATTAACGGATCTTTAGTCGGGTGTCAAATGATCTCGCCTGACGGATCAAAAAGATTCCTATCGGGGCAGGTCACAGCGGGAGCTAGTCTGACCATCGACAACAAAGGGATGAACTATTTGGTCGAGGGATACGCCACGGCGTTAAGTCTGAGAGCCGCACTAAAACATATCGGCGTGAGATACACGATCCACGTCTCATTCTCTGCTGGGAACATGGCTAAGTTAGCTAAGAGCCTCACCAAGGGGATGATTATCGCTGACCATGACCCCGTAGGCGAAAAAATAGCCCGAGAGTCGGGCTGGTCTTACTTTATATCGGGAAAAGAGGGGGAAGACTTTAATGACCTTCACCTTCGGGTTGGTCTTGAGGCGGCAGCGGCTCAATTAAGGGCAAAACTCTATGGATTTTAAAGCGTGAGGGGATGACTCGCTCAAGGATTTCCCTGAGAGAATCACCCTCCATGTCCATAGAAAAATGGACTTCTTCGTCAGATAACTCAATCCTATAAATCAATCAATCCTCTCGACCTTAACGGTCTCAAC